GGTCGCAAGACTCGGGAAGGGGACAGGGAACCGAACATCACCAAGTCCACAATTACTTACACGACATGCGTGAAACCGTGTTGCCATCCCCTCCTTTTTATTCAAAAATACCTTGACAATGACCATCACTTTTTAGTATACTATTAGTATGAAAAAAGAAATAAGAATCAAGGGTTCCCCAATTATAGACGGCGTTATCAGAGACGATTTCGGTATCGAGATACCAATACCAGAAGTATTGCATGAACTTGCACGTGGTGATGGTGATGATTGGGACAAGATGTGCGAAAGATTGCCAGCACATGGATTCATGAACCCAATTGGTAAAATGTCGATTGAACAAATTAAAATAGATGGAGAATGGAGGGAATTTCACTAATGAATAACGAGAATAGATACAGAGTAGAACTTTCACTTAACCTATGGTGTGAAAGTGATGGAGAAGCAAAAGCAGTTGCAGAGGCAATTTGTAATGAACAAAAGAAAAGATTTGACAATAGGTGTCAAGTTGTAAAACTAGTTGAGTCTCCATTTGGGAGTCTTCAAGAGTGGGAAGTAAAGTAATGAAAAAATGTATTATATTTGATGTAGATGGCACTATTGCTGATGTAGAGCATAGGAGACATTTTGTGTCTGATGATCAGAAAGATTGGAAATCTTTCAGAGAGCATACTCAATTCGACAAGAGAGTTGATTGGGTGTGTGATATTGCACAAAGGTTTATTGCTCAAGGTGATGATGTTGCCTTCTTCTCAGCAAGAAACGAATCAGAGAGAGACATCACTGAAAAGCAGATCATGGATTGGATTGGTGAAGGTCATAAGGGCATTTTCTTGAGACCTGATGGCGACTTCAGATGTGATGCAGAATTCAAATCAGACTTGGCAGACAAGTTTGTAGAAATGGGTGGTAAGATCGATTTGATCTTTGACGACAGAAACAAAGTTGTCGATATGTGGAGAGCAAAAGGTTTTACTGTAGTTCAAGTTGCAGACGGAGATTTTTAATGAAATATTTAAAAGAAATTACCGATTGGTCTGACTCTAAAGTTTCAGTACCAAATCATACATATATTGTCAACGATGCAGGTCACCTTGCAGGTTACATAAAGACTGGGACTAAAGAAGAGATTATATTCAATAGTCCCATGAAACAATTTAGTAAATCTAGGCGTAAATTTGTTGCATTAAAGAGATAAATTTGCGACATAAATACTACTATTATTATGACAAAGAATTATAAAAGTATAGAAGTGATTGATATCATTCAAAAGAAGGTAGAACTTAAACGTAAATTAAAAGAGTTCAAGTCTTCAGGCGATCACAAAAAAGCAGAAGTGGTTTCATCAAAAATAGAACAATTAGATGATCAACTACACTCCAGGCCGTTATCGAAAAACTAAATAGTACTATACGGAGAAAACTATGCCAAGCACAACATATGCAAGTCTAATAACTGCCCTCCAAGCAGAGATTAGTATTACTCAAAGACAAATCGATGCCGTTGCAGGTGTCAACTCAAACACATTTGAAATTTATCATAAAGATGATGAATCAGACAGAATAAATTTCACTGGTACAGGTGGAATTACTGCTTTATGGAATGATTGGAGATCAAATAATTCTTCTGTAGATTCAGGTTGGAAGTTCGAAATGTGGGAAATATTTCAAGCAGAAGGACATCAACTAGATGGTGGAGAAAGTGAAGCAGATTACTGTGCTAGATTACAAGTTATCATTGATGGATTTCAAGCACAGATAGATCACATGAATGCCCAAATAAGTTTAGGTATTACTCATGCTGATGCAGATGCTCCAGTCGGTGATCCACCACCTGAAGTTTAACACTAGACCATTATTATGGGCGTAAAAAATTTACATTTAGAACATTTAGAAGACGAGATCATTAATAATGGTATCGATGGTGGACGTTCAGCAGTATTCTTTTTATTAGAATTAAGAAACATGCTCAAGGGTAATTCTAAAGGTCGTGTAAACATGACAGTAAAGTGGGACGGAGCACCAGCAATATGGGCAGGTAAACACCCAGAAGACGGCAGATTCTTTGTCGCAAAGAAATCACTATTCAATAAAGAACCACTATTCTATACATCAGAATCAGAAATCAAAAACTCACCTGATCTTTCAGGAACATTAAAAGATAAATTTTTAGAATCATTCAAACACTTCTCTAAATTGTCCTGGGGCGATAAGATATTACAGGGCGATCTAATGTTTACAAGTGGTGATAAGAAAACAGAAAAAATTGGTAATCTAGATTACATTACATTTCAACCAAACACAATCAAGTATGCCGCGGTAGTCGGATCACCATTAGCAAATGCAATCGACTCAGCAGATATCGGCATAGTATGGCATACAACATATACAGGTCCAACTATAGAAGATTTGTCTGCAAGTTTTGGTGCAGATACAAGTTCACTTGGACATTCTAATTCTGTATGGATGGACGATGCATCATACAAAGATGTATCTGGTAACAGTACTATGACTGCTAAAGAATCAGTAGCATTATCAAACAGTCTGTCTCAGTTAGGAAAGATATTCAGAAAGATTACAAAGAACGATCTAAATCGTATGCGAAAAATCATGGATACTTTTGCTAGTAAATCAGCATTAGGTGCCTCGTATAAAACATATGTAAACTCAAAGATTAGATCAGGCAAGTTTGATCCATCATATGAAGATTATCTCAAGTATGTAGATAAGTATTATGAAACTAAGATCATAGCAAAAGTTAAGATGGAAAAAACAAAAGCAATGAAGTTCGAAATCAAAATGCAATTGTTGTCAGAGATCAGAAGACTGAAGAAGTTCTTTAAAGCATTAACAGAGTTTCAGACACAAATGATACAGTCGAAACAAATTATAATAACTGCTCTTAACAGAGTGAAAAGTATAGGTACATTTACAAAAACAAGTACAGGTTATAAAGTAGTAAATCCAGAAGGATACGTAGCAATCGATAACGATGGCAAAGCAGTAAAACTGGTAGATCGTATGGAATTCTCACTAAATAACTTTACAGTAGCAAAAGACTGGGACAAGTAATGAAGGTTGTCTATTGTCGATTATGCGATCATGTGGTCCGTCCAGAAGACGACCCATCAGAAGAGATAGATGAATGCATATTAGATATAGGATTTAAAGATAATCTTTGTGAACCAGAAGAAGAGGAAGAATGAAAGAAGTAACATTTACATTTGGTAGATTTAATCCACCAACAACAGGACATGCTAAACTAGTTGGTAAACTGGCAAAGAGTTCTGGCGACAAATTACTTTTTACATCTCATTCAAGTGATTCAAAAAAGAATCCACTTTCTCATAAAGACAAGATTAAATTTCTAAGAAAGTTCTTTTCTAAGAAAGTTGGTGTACCAGATACCAATGCTAGAACAGTTTTTGACATCGCAAATGCTTTACAAGATCAGGGTTATACTCACGTAAATATGATCGTTGGATCTGATAGAGTCCGAGAGTTTGAGACATTGTTAACAAAATATAATGGTGTGAAAGCACGACATGGTTTCTATGATTTCGAAAAGATCAATATTATTTCTGCAGGTGAACGTGACCCTGATGCCGATGACGTTTCAGGAATGTCAGCATCTAAAATGAGACACTATGCAGAGACAGATAATTTTAAAGAATTTGCATCAGGTGTACCATCAAGAAACAAGAAAGAGAAAGAACAATTATACAAAGCAGTTCGTAAGGGTCTGGGTATTGCAGAAGCAACATTGCCTTTATATATGATCGAAGATTTAATTACAGAAGGTGTATATGATCCTGGTATATTTAAAGCAGTATTCTTAGCAGGTGGTCCAGGAAGTGGTAAGTCAACAGTTGTAAATCAATTATCATTGACAGCACTTGGACTGAAAATCGTAAACACAGACAAATCATTTGAGAATGGTCTAAAGAAAGCAGGACTATCTCTTGATCTTAGAAAATTAGATGCAGTAATTAGAGACCCTATCAGATCAAAAGCAAAAGCAATCACTGGTAAGAATATGGACAACTATATTCTAGGACGTCTTGGTATGATCTTTGACACAACTTCAGCAAAAGATACAAAGATTAAAGGTTACAAAAAAATGTTAGATGCATTAGGGTATGAGTATAAAATGGTATACGTCAATGCATCATTAGAGAATGCTCAAGCAAGAAATGCCAAGAGAGCAAGAAAATTACCACCCGAAATTGTTAAACAAGATTGGGATGCCGCACAGAAAAATGTTAAATCATATCAAGGAATTTTTGGTAAAGACTTTGTAGAGATAAGAAACGATGATGATCTCAAATCATTACAAAGTAAAACACAAAAATTATTTGGTAAACTGATGTCATGGACAACTGCATTCCCAGGAAATAAAAAAGCAACTGCTTGGAAACAGGCAGAATTACAGGCAAGAAAGTCATAAATAGAAGTATGCATATAATATATCACATTCTCGAAAAGCAAAGAGACAAAGTCAAACAAGATCCTGATATCAAAGATAAAAAAGGGACTCAACCTGACGTGTACTATAAAGGTCTGAAGAAATCTACTAAAGACAAAAGAGATGCACATTTTAAAAAGGGTGCAAAAATGGACGATGATAATCCAGCGGCATACAAACCAGCACCTGGTGATGCGAATGCAAAAACTAAACCATCAAAGCATACTAAGAAGTTCGACAAAATGTTTGGCGAAGGCAAAGAAGAGTACATCATGAAGAAGGGTAAGTTTACTCGTAAAGTTGATGGAAAAACTGCTGATAAAATGAAAAGACAAGGTTGGAAGTTAGTAGCAAAAGAAAATATAGCAGAAGGAAAACTAGTAGCAAACTTTAGAACTATTCTTGATGTAATGACAAATCAACTCAAAAAAGAAGTTGGTAAAAGATATCAGAAGAGTGAAGAATCAGGAATCAAATTGATGAATGATATTGGTAGTATGATGGGATATAAAGTTACTAATAAAAGTCAAGAGAAAAACAAACTGTTCT